TCGGCCGTGGGCTCGTACCTCAACAAGTACACGATGAGTGGCGGCACGCTTGTCCGTATCGTTCTGCATCCGAATATGCCCGCCGGGTCGATCCTGTTCCGCTCGACGACTATGCCCTACCCTGTGAGCAATGTCGCCAATATCGCGGAGGTGCGCTGTCAGCAGGACTACTTCCAGACAGAGTGGCCGCGCAAAACGCGCAAATATGAGTACGGCGTCTATGCGACGGAGGCCTTTGCCCTTTACGCACCGTTTGCGTTTGGTGTTATTACGAACATTGCGGATGCGTGAGGAGGTGTAAAACATGCTGCTGAAAGCAAATGATGTGACAGAAATCGTTGTCGGCGGTGCGGTCTATTCGGCGGAGAACGGGTTCATCGATGCGCCGATTACACTGTCGGAAGCGAATTTGTTCGGACTTGAACCCCCAACAGCAGAAGAGGTTGCCTCCTTGACCGAGGATCCCGAAGATAATAAATCCGACGCAGGCAATGCGGACAACGATGGATCCGGCAACTCCACCGATGCAGACAACGCACAGGATGACAAAACCGCCGATGGCGAAGGAAAGAAAAGCGGCGGCGAAGCCGGGAAGTCCGGCGGCAAGAATAAGGATAACGGCGATGGCAAAGCATGAGCTCATTACGCTGGATGAGCTCAAAGACTACATTGGCATAACGACAGGAAGCAATAAGGATGACGCGCTGCTGATGATGCTGATCCGCGCTGCATCAAGCTTCCTGCTCGCTCAGATGAATCGCCGTGAAGGATTGGAGCATGACTATGAGCACACGAAGGGGTATCTGGATGTCCCGGATGACGTGCGGTTCGCATGCTGCGAACTCGCCGCGCTGCGGTACAAAGAAAAAAGCCGCATCGGTGAGGTCTCGAAAGACGTTGGCGGACAGACCGTCGCATACTCGCAAAAAGACCTGAGCGACTTCGGCCGCGCGGTTGTGCAGCAATATAAGAGGGTGACGCCGTGAGTATTGAGGCTGTTATTGTCGGTGATGACGAACTCCGTGCAAAGTTTCAGCGCGCATCCGGCACGATTGACGGAAAACTCGTTGATAGCATGGGACGCATCACAATCCACTTACAGGCGCATGTTGTGCGTAACAAGCTTTCGGGACAAGTCTTGAAGGTGCGCACCAATAATTTGCGCGGCAGTATTCATCAAGAAGTTTCCCGCGACGGCAGCGGTATTGTTGGACGTGTCGGCACAAACGTCGAGTATGCAGCGTTTCACGAATATGGATTTTCGGGCACACAGAATGTACGCGAGCATATGCGGACAATCAAGATGGCGTTTGGCAAGATGCTCAAAACACCAAAGAGGATTGTGATCAGCGCACATGCGCGGCATGTTGATTATCCGGAACACTCATTTCTTCGTTCGGCGCTTGATGATCAGAGGACTGAGATTATGGCAGAGCTCGGCAATGCCGTAAAGGAGGCGATCCAATGAACCGTGAGGTCGTTTACGGCGGTGTATTTGACTGGCTGCACGATCGCGTTGGCAATGATGTGATCACATGGAGCCGGAGGTTGAAGCACTGGAGCGATGTTCCGGAAATACAGCAGCCCGCCGTATTCCTTGCGCAGAACGGCGAACAGCTCGACCGCCTGCGCGCCGTCTGGACGCTCAGAATGGATGTATACGTCTATGCGAACACGGGCGGCGACGAGGATGCGGTTACGGCGACCGAGATGAATCATGTTGTTGATAAGATCGCGGATGCGCTCCGGCCGCGCCGTGAACTCGGTGAAACAGAGCAGACGCTTAACGGGCTTGTCATGGACTGCCGGATTGAGGGGAAAATCGAAACCGACGCGGGCGTTCTTGGCGCTCAGTCGGTTGCGATTATCCCGCTTGTGATACTGGCGGCAGATTAAGGAGGTATATACAATGGCACAATACAATTTTGGCGCAGGCATGATGATTGCGATCCCCAAAAAGGAGATTGCAACGCCGCGCATTCTGGGGACAATGCAGGAAGTCAGCGTTGAATTTTCCGGCTCGAACAAAGAACTATTCGGGCAGTATCAATTCGCAGAGGCCGCTGCGCGCGGACAGCAGAAAGTTGCCTGTAAGGCAAAGTTCGCGAAGATCAACGCAGATACGTACAATGATCTGTATTTCAATGAGGAGGTTCAGCCCGGTCAGACCCTTGCGATCTTCAACAAGGAGTTCGTCGTTGATAAGACCGCGTTCACGGTGGCACCGACATTTGCCGCAAATACGGCGTTCCTCGAAAATCTCGGCGTTATGAACTATGCGGGCAAGACGCTGACACGCGTGAAGGATACACCGGGTGAAGATGAGTATGCACTGGACGAGAAGACCGGGAAATACACGTTTAACACGGCACTGAAAGAAAAGATCGTGTATGTATCGTATCTCTATCAGGATAAAAAGAACGGCAGCCGTATCACGATCAACAATCAGCTTATGGGCGAGGCGCCGACCTTCAAGGCAATCTTCAACGGTCGCTTCAGCGGTAAGCAGATCACACTGATCCTCAACGCCTGCACATCCTCGAAGCTCTCGCTGATCTCGACGAAACTCGAGGATTTCTCCATTCCTGAGTTTGACTTCGCGGCGATGGCTGACGATGCGAACCGTGTTGGCGAGCTGAGCATGCTCGAGTAAGGAGGATTTAGCAAATGAGTAAACAGGCATACTATGAGGGCGTTGAGGTTACGATTCGTGGGGAGAAATATATTTTCCCGGGGTTGAGTCTTGCGCAGCTTGAGGAGAACATGGGAGAAATCGAGGAGATCCAGAAGCTCTCCGAGGAAGACAGTATGAAGATGATCTGTAAAATCTCCCGGTTCCTATACCTTGCCTTCAGCCGCAACTATCCGGAGGTTACAGAGGCGGAGTTCAAGAATATGATTGATCTCCGCACGGGAGTGAAGCTCTTTCAGTACATCCTTGCGGAAAGCGGTTTTGAGCAGGGAGCGCCCGGCTCGGGGGAAGCGATGCCCGCAGCGAGCGCATAGATTTTCAAGCGATCTATGCAGAAATCGCTTGCGCAACGGGGTGGACAATCGACCATATCCGGCACAGCATGACGCTCAAACGCTACAAAGCACTCAAACAGGTATGGAGAAAATCGCCACCCGCGCATGTTTGTCTGGCGGCGATTTGCGAATACCTCGGCATGAAACTCGCGTCGGATGAGCCGCAGCCCGCGGCGGGCAATGAGCAGACAGGAACCTACTACGACGAAAGTTATTACGATATACAGGCACAATCCGGCGCAGCGGAGATGCTCCGCCGAGATTTTGACCTCGCATAGGAGGTGAGAGTATGGCAGCAGATGATCAGATTGACGTAAAGATTACGGCGTCGCCGGATGGTTTTGTATCCGGCATCAATACGGCGCAGCAGGCGCTTAATAACGGTACCGCACAGATGAAATCAAGTGCCTCCGGCATGGCACAGCAGATGCGGATAGCGATGCAGAACATGCAACAGAGTGCGCGCAGCGGCATGAACGGTGTGCGGTCATCCATTGCAAGTACAATGGGCAGCATCCGATCCTCTGTTGCCTCCATGAAGAATACAATCGGCGCGGCAGGAATTGCGATCGTGGGCGTCTTTGGAACATCGACGCATGCGGCAATCGAATACCAAAAGGCACTTGCAGGACTTTCTCGCACCAGCGGCATGAGCATTGCCGCTTCTTCAGAACTTGCATTTGCAGCAAGTCAGGTCGGCCTGAGTACGGCTGACCTCACGAAAAATATCGGCTTCCTGTCCCGTTCACTGGCAAACCTCGAGCGAGATACGGATAATGCCGGAAACATCTTCAATCGTTTCGGGATTGACGTGCATGATGCGAATGGTCAGCTCCTGCCGACGAATGACATCATCGGCGTGGTTGCGGATCGTTTTAAGTCTATGCCGGATGGCGTCCAGAAGACTGCTCTTGCAATGAGTGTGTTCGGACGTGAGGGGCGCGCCATGATCCCGATGCTGAATCAAGGCCGCGAAGGACTTGAAAAGATGGGGCAAAAGGCGAAAGACCTAGGCCTTGTCTTTGGAAATGTTTCTGCGCTCAAGTCGTATATTACCGCACAAAGGCAGTGGGACGCGACACTCAAGTCTTTGCAGATTCAGATCGGCAACAGTGTACTCCCTGTTTTAACAAGTTTTTCAAAGGCGATTACAAACCTTTTACAGGCCTTTAACAGGATCGACCCGGAAACACGCAACGCTATTATTACCGCGACAAGCCTAACGGCTGCTGTCGCGGCATTAACGCTCGGGTGGGGCGCTGCCGCTGCGGCAATCGCCGCATTCGGCGGGCCGTTTGCGCGTGTCGGCGTTATGATGACCTCTATGCCGAATGTTGTTGCACTCTGCACCAATGGAATCAGGAGCCTTGTTGTAGGGCTTACCGCAGGCACGATCGGGCTCGGCAAGTATGTTCTCTCCGGCCAACTCTTTACTGCGGTTCACGGGAAGATGACGGGGGCGATGGCTGGCGCGCGTGCCGCTCTTGTGGCGATGCGGAGCACAGTCGTTGCGGCGTCTCTCGCCTTCTCTCTCGGCGGTGTTCGCGCTATCCTCTCTTATTGCGGGTCGCTTATTACAATGCGGTCGGTGCTGGCGGTCGGGCGTGTCGCCCTGCTCAGTTTTTACGCAACGGCGACGGCGGGCATTGCGGTTGTTGTGGCTCTTGCCGCTGTATGGGCGAGCGGGTTCACGGATATCAAAGAGGCGACGGCGGGCACTTGTGATGGGCTGATCTATGGGCTTAATAACTTTGCGGATGGCGTCGGACAGATTTGCTCCGGCATCGGGCAGATTTTTACAAGCCTTGCGCTGACGATCGGCAATGCGCTCGTTGGCGATTTTTCCGGCGCTGCCGAAGCCGCAAAAGGGATGATGCAAGGCATCAAAGATATCGGTATTGGGTTCTGGGATGGAATTCAAGGCCTTGGACAAGCGATTTACGGCGCGGCATCCGATCCGTCGGGGGCGCTTAATTTTGCAAAGGCGGCAGGATCGTCCCTTTGGTCAGGGCTCAAAAGCGCAATGGGGTTTGGCGGCGAAGACCTACCGATCGGTGCCGACGATGAAGCCGGCTTTGACGGCGGCTTTGACGGTGGTGGTGGTAGCGGCGGAAAGGACGGCGGTGGCGGCGAAAGTTCCAGCGCCTATGAAGCCGCAAAAAAGCTGTATGAACAGCAGCTACAGCTTGCAGAGTACACGGCGGCCGAAAAGGAGGCACTCTACAAACAATATCTCGAAAACGTCGCGAAATCCGAGCAAGAAGCGATGGATTACAAGATCGGGCTTTACGCTCTCGAGAAAGAAGTCTTTGTTGATAAGCTTAAAGAGCGAGAGATTGATCTTGAAAACGCGCATATTCGCGGGAAGGTAAGCGAACAGACTTATCAATCCGAACTTGCCGCAATGAAGCGGGCGAACCTTAATGCAGAGGTTGAATTCCGGGCAAAGGCCCTTATGGAGGCTGCCCGCCTTACAGACGATGAGAAAGAGCATCAGATTGACGCATACAAAGCGAAGATTGAAGCGACGAGCTGGTATAAGTCCTCTCTCACGGAAGTGCTCAACGCAGAAAAGCAGCTTGCTGATTATGAGCTGACGATCCAGAATAAGCTCCTCGAATATCAGCGTATGCGAACTCTTGATTCTATCACACTTGAAGAAAAGCGTCTTGAGGGGCTCTACAATGCGGGCGGTATTACGCAGGATGCGCTCCTCGCAAAGCAGAGAGCGTTTGAGGATCGGCGCTACAATATCCAGTGCGAGGCGGCAAAAAAAGAGCTGACAGACAGCGCAATCGACATCGGGAAGATGACAGACGCATATGAAGGATATGCGAATGCGCGGACGGAGCTCGATAAAGAAATCTATCTCAACGAGATGCTGCTGAACTCCAAAAACGAAGAGGGGACGATTGCAGCACTCAAGTCGCTGGAAGAGCTTTATGCACAGCATGCAGAAAAGCTCATCAGCATCCAGCAAAAGCAGAAAGAAAAAGAGATCGGCATTATCAAAGGCGTGCGCGACACGCTTGCCGACGAAATGTCTGCGATTATGCAGGATGTAGCGAAGGGATCGAAAAGCGTGCTTGAAGGCATCCGTTCCCTGATCTCCTCTACCTTGTCGAGCATCCTCAAGCAGATCACGAATCAGATCTCCGGAAACATTGTACAAAAAGCGTTCGCGAAAGTCCTCCAGCAGAAATCAAAACCGGATATGACGGCGATTGCAGCCGAACAGGCAACGCAGACAGCGCGGACGGCTGCAGCGCAGGCAGGTGCAATGCAGCGCACGGCTGTCGAGCAGATGAGCGGCGCGCAGCAGGTCGCGGCAACAACCGAGAAAGCAACAACGCAAATAGCGATGGAGACCTCAAAGGATGAGACGATCGTGGCATCCTCGGCAGCGGCGGGTCAAGCATCCGTCGCATCGATACAAGCGAGCATTACGGCGATGCTGCAAATGCTCCCGATTATGCTTGTTCTCTCGGCGCTTACCGGATTGTTCGGCGGAGGGAAATCGTCGAAGACGGAGAGCACTGGGCCGGGCATCAATCTTGGGCGCAATCCTGACAGTTACTACAAGACGCCGCGCCTCACCGGGATTCCGTCATTTGATGTTGGCTCGTGGCGTCTCCCGGCAGATACCCTTGCGATGGTGCACAAGGATGAGATGATCGTCCCCGCCTCGGGCGGACAGGCGGACGGCGTGCGCAGCCTCCTTTCGAGCGGCGGTACGCGGCAGGCGCCGCAGATCAATTTGTCTTACAGCGCCGTGCATACGGGGCGCACGGACGCCGACGTGCGGCGTGAGATGCGCGAGAATGCGAAATACATGGTGAAGGTGCTCAATGGCGAGTATCGGAAATTCAATCGGGGCAATTTGAAAGGGTGATACTTGTGGCGATCAGCGTGTTTCCGGAACTGCGCGGACTTTCGTGGGATGTTACGAAAACGCCTGAGTTCTTCACGATCTCAAAGGTCAGCCCGTCCGGCGTTGACATTGCTGCCTCACTCTCAGCGTATCCGCGCTGGCATTTCTCACTATCCTATGACTGTCTGAGTGCAGGAACAAAAGGGGAGTTGCAAAAGCTCCTTGGATTCTTCCTTACCTGTCGCGGCAATGCGGTCGATTTCCTCTATCGCGATCCGAGCGATCATAAGGTCAGCCGTCAAACCTTTGGTGTAGGAGATGGGAGAACGACGCACTTTGAACTCTGTCATAATATCGGCGGTTTTATCGAGCCGCTCTATGACACGGCAAGCGAGACGATCTATGCCGGGGACATACTGCTGGACAGTGGCTATGCGATACACGGTGGGATAGTTTCATTCACTGAAGCACCCGCAGCGGGAAAACGCCTCACATGGTCGGGAGATTTCTACTACCGCTGCCGCTTTAAGGAATCATCCCTTGAATTTCAGAACTTTGCCTTTAAGCTCTGGTCGGCGCGGTCGGTCGAATTTGTCACATCAAGGAAGGTGTTTGCGTCATGAAAGAAGCGAGTGAGCGACTGAAACGTCTGCTGATTGAATCGCAGACGCTCTACATCGCCGATCTCTATAAAATCACGCTGACAGACGGAACTGCGCTGCGGTATACTTCAGCGGACATCGTGCTCACGGTCGGAGACGACCGCTATACGCCGCTTGCGATTGAGCGTGACGGTACGACGCAGACCAATGATATCACCGTCGACGAAATGCACCTGACGATCACTGTGGATGCGGCGCAACGCCTTGACCGTGAAACGACCATCATGCAGGGCGTTGCGGCAGGACGCTTTGCAGACGCTGAGATAGAGCTGCATCGGCTCTTTTCTCCACAGCCGTTCACCGTGTTCACGGGACGCATTGACCCTGATTATGCACTGCTCTGGTGGCTCGGCAGACTGAATATCGAGCGTGCGGGCGGCATTACGATCGAGGCTACGGTAGCATCCATGACAGAACTGCTCAACGTCAAATTTCCAACGCATCTTTATTATCCGCCCTGTATCTACACCCTCGGAGATATGAGTTGCGGGGTCGATCTGAAAAAATTTCGGCAGCGGGGCACAGCGACGGGCGGAACGCGCAGCGTCATAGAAACGAATCTTTCGCTTGCAAACGCCTATCTTGCGCAAGGGCACATTATATTTACCTCCGGGCGCAATGCGGGCGTTATGCGGACGATCCGTACGAACGAGGGAGGCGCGATTACGGTAGTTATGCCATTCTACTATCTTCCTGACATAGGAGATACGTTCAGTGTTTTGCCCGCTTGTGACAAAAGTATGAACTGCTGCAAGCTGCGTTTTGATAATCTCGCACATTTTCGGGGCTATCCGTTCATCCCCGTACCCGAGACAGCATATTAGAGGAGGGGTAAGATGAACGAAAAAGAAACGTGTGAACGCGCGCAAGTGGTCGACGAGGCTCTGACGTGGCTCGGAACGCCGTATCATCACGCGGGGCGAGTGAAGGGCGGCGGCACGGACTGCGGGATGCTCATCTTGCAGACGTTTATCAATGTCGGGCTTATTCCGGATACCGAGGTTGAATACTATCCGATGGACTGGCATCTGCATCGGAGCGCGGAGCGCTATCTCGGATGGGTGACACGCTACTGTCACAAAGTCGAGCGTGAGATACCGCTTCCCGGGGATATCGTTGTCTACCGCTATGGACGCTGCATCAGTCACGGGGCGCTGGTTGTCGATTGGCCGCGCATGATCCACGCCTATCTAGGGCTTGGTGTCGTCCTTGCAGACGGCAATGACGCGGATATGCAGAAGCGGCAGAGTGGAATCTATAGTTACTGGAGGTAAATCATGGGCGCGATATTAGGTGGAGGCGGCGGGACAGTCAGCACGGCAGACACGCGGATCGGCAGTCTTGCGATCTCGCAGAGCACCTATGGTATTGCGATACCCGTGGTATTCGGCACGGCGCGCGTTGCGGGCAATATGATTGACTATATCGACTTTACCGCGATTCCGCATACGACAACAACACGCAGCGGGGGCAAGGGCGGCGGTGGAGGCGTTACCTCGTCCCATACGACGTACACCTATGAGGTTGCTGCGATCTTTGCACTCTGCGAGGGGCCTGTCGAAGGTGTTAAGCGTGTTTGGAAGAATAAGGAGGTGCACACGAAGCTCGAAGACCTTCGCATGAGTGTCTATACAGGTACAGCCGGGCAAGCTCCGTGGCCGTGGATGGTCGGCAAACATCCGGAGCGCGCCCTCGGTTATCCGGAGACGTGCTATATTGCAAGTCCGAACCTCGAGCTCTTGTCATCGGCGACGGTTCCGTCATTTAACTACGAGGTGGCAGGTCGGGACATTGCCCCGGGCAAGGAGGACGCTGCGCCGATCTCCATTATTCGCGGCATCCTCTCGGACACGCAGATCGGGGTCGGCTTCCCTGCACGGTATCTCGCGGATACGTCGCAATTCGAGCATTATTGTACGGTCAACGGCATCTATTTCTCGCCCGCCTATGACAGTCAGAAGGAAGCGCACGAACTCATCGCCGCCCTTCTGGAAGCTGCCAATGCCGCTCCTGTATGGAGTCAGGGAAAACTTAAATTTGTTCCGTACGGATTGACGCAGCAAACGACAAACGGTGTGACCTATACGCCGCCGAAAGCACCGCTCTATGATATTACACACGATGATCTTGTCTATACCGAGGGTGAGACACCGATCACGATCCGTCCGAATCTGACAACTGATCGCTACAACGTGCAGCCCGTCGAAATCCTCAACCGGAATAATGATTACAACGTCGAGCCGATCAAGGCGACGGACGACGCCGACATCAGTCAGCGCGGCATCCGCACGGCAGACAGCATTGAGATGCACTTTATCACGGAGCCGGATGTTGCGACGTTTGCGGCACAGGCAATCCTTCAGCGCAAGCTCTACATTGCGGCGCAATATGAATTTACGCTTTCGTGGCGGCACTGTCTCCTCGACCCGATGGACGTGGTGACACTCACGGATGAGATTCTGGGGCTGGATCGTCATCCTGTGCGTATCCTCACGATCGAGGAGGACGAGGAACTCAATCTTAAAATCACGGCGGAGGACTGCCCGGATGGAATCAACAGCCCGACCATTTATACGACGCAGGCTGCGCAGCGCCCCAAGATGGATTACAATGTCAGCCCCGGAAGTGTTGTGCGCCCTGTTATTTTCAATCCGCCTCCGGAGATGACGGACACAGGATTTGAAACGTGGATCGCAACAAACGGAGAATCACCGAATTGGGGCGGGTGTACGGTCTGGGCAAGCACGGACGGCAGCACCTATAAGAGCATCGGAAAGATCGACAGCCCTGCACGGCGCGGTGAACTCATAGGTGAATTGCCGATCGGAAGCGCTGCAGATGATAAAAACGCCCTGCATGTGCGGCTTTCCTCCGGTGATGAGCTGCTCTCAGGAACACGCGATGACGCGGTGTCATATCGAACGGCATGCTATGTGGATGGTGAGATCATTGCCTATCGTCGCGCGAAACTCATGGCTGCGCGCGAATATGAACTTTCTCCGTTGCAACGTGGTGGATATGGCTCAGAGATCAAGATGCACCCGATGGGCAGCGCGTTTGTCCGTTTGGATGCGGCAGTCTTCAAATATCCCTATGCGACTGATGATCTTGGGAAGAAGATCTATTTGAAATTCACGTCATTCAACATCTACGGGACGGGGGAAGAATCTCTTGCGGATGTTGCAGTATACGAACATACGCTGAATTGCCTCATGCCGCAGGAAGTTACGAATATTACGCTAGATGAGGACACCTATCGCCTACGCGATGGCACTGTTCTGTCGGATGTTCTTGTCGCCTTTAAAGGCGGTTTAAAGGGGCTTGTCAGCGGTTATAACGTCTATTATGAACTCAACAAGAGCGGGGTCTGGAAATTTGCGGGCGCAGCGGCGGACAGTGACTATCGCATTAAGGCCTTGCCACAGGCGCAGCACGTCCGTGTCAAGGTGACAACGGTCACGCGATATGGCGTAGAGTCGTCGGGTACTGTGAGTGATGTGATTACACTCGTTGGCAAGAGTGCGCCGCCACCGGACGTGACAGGGTTGCGCCTTCGTCAGAATCCATATAACCGCGAGGAAATTTTTCTTTCGTGGAACGAGCTGTCTTTATCAGACGTGCCCGATCTGCGCGGCTATGAGATTCGGTTTGGCAATCTGAGTTGGGATGCGGCTCGGAAACTCAACGGGGATCCTGTATTTCGCAACGAGTTCAGCCATATCGTAAAAGCCGACGGCGCGTATACTTACCGTATGAAGTCCCTCGACAACAGCGGTAACTATTCTGTTAATGACACATATGTGACGGAGCTGATCCGCGTTGTTCCCGACGCTGTGACAGATCTGAGCGCAGTACAGAGCAAACAGGATCGCAGTAAGGCTGTCATTTCCTTTACCCCATCGCCGGGTGAGGATATTGCGCGCTACATCATCAAATATGGTGATGACTGGGAGACAGGCACGCTCATCACGGCGACGAAAGAAACAATGCATGCGTGGAGCGTACCTGCATCTGGCACGTATAACATCATGGTGCAGACAGTGACGATTGCGGGGCAAGTTTCTGCGATCACCAACGTCTCTATCACAATCTCCATAGAGCCGCTTGATGTAACGGGCTTTCGTGCAGTGCAGTCCGGAACGGATAAATCCATTGTTCGGCTCTCGTGGGATACGGTTTCAGACGCTGATACCGCCTACTATATCATTAAGGAGGGCGACACATGGGAGAGTGGCAACATCATCGCACCGCGTGTGTCAGGTGTCTATTATGACATAAAGATTGATGAGGAACGCCTGATATCGTGGATGATCAAGGCGGTCACAATCGCAGGGCATGAATCGCAATACGCGACAAGTATCTCCTCCGTCTTTTCTCTCCGTCCCTCGCCGGTGCACGATCTCCAGTGCAGACAGGCAGAAGATGACCGCTCACACCTCATGCTTCAATGGAGCCGTGTTCTCGACGGCGATCTCAAAGGATATGAGGTGCGGATCGGTGACAAATGGGAAACCTCGGAGGCGTTGCCGATCACGGGTGAACTCTATGCGTCCTATAAAATGCACAAATCCCAAAGTGTGCGCGTTATGATTAAGACACTCAATGCTGCGGGGTACTATTCGGGTGAGACTTCTATTTCTTATCAGGCGAAAATCGAACCTGCTGACATTCAAAATCTCAAGGCGTTCCAAAATGGCGATAGCATTGAACTCTATTGGGACACGCCCGAGGAAAAAGATGTTGCAGGCTATGAAATACGCGAGGGTATATCATGGGAAAATGGTCAGATTGTTGCGATCAGTGTACTGACACCGAGCCACAAAGTCGAGATTGATACCTGCCGCCCCTATCGCTATATGGTCAAGGCAATCAATAAGGCTGGGCATTATAGTGTGCTTGCGGCAGGTGTTGTGATCACTGTGACCGAACTTATGCCGAAAAATATCATCCATTCCTATGACGAATTTGAAGTAGCGGATGGGATGCATGAAAACACTGAATTTGCCGAGTCTGAGATCAGTTGGCAGACCATCGGCGGACGGTTTTCCGACTATCCAAAGGTGAAATTTGTAGACGTGGGCGGCAGGCGTATCCTTCGACTCAAAAAGAGCGAGACACACTATGCGGAAAACGGCGTCTATACTTGTAAGATGATCGACATCGGAAGCGTAATTACTGCCAATATCACGACAACATTCAATAACACGTCAGTTCTTCGGGACAACGGTCACATCTCTCTCGAGGTGCGGACAAGTCAGGATGGAGTGACTTGGATTGACTGGAATATCTTCAAACCGCTTCAATTTACGTTCCGTTACGTGCAGTTTCGCATCTTGATGAATGGTGATGGTACGGGTTCGCCTGAGGTCAATCGCTTTATTGTACAGATTGACGTGCCGGACACGGATATTTCAATGACTGTACTCATCGTGAGGGGCGGCAGTCAAATCTCATATGGGCATACTTATTATAGCGTTCCTGTTGTCATCCCCGCAGCCGTTGGTGAGGGATTGCATGCGGAGCTTATCAGCAAGACGCAGACGGATTGTATGATCAAGGTTAAAGATCATGATAACAACGATGTTGGCGGAAATGTGGACATCCGAATTAAGGGATATTAAGGAGGCGATAATATGGCATTTGATGTGAATAAACCAGAGGATCAAGGCTATCTGGCAGATTTCCCACCTGAGATGCGTGAACAGTTGCGGGCGCTCATTCATGACGAATTGGTAAATGCGGGACTGCTCAAGGGGCTCGAACCGGGAAATGCCGTCGGTAATGTTGCCGTTAATAATGGAGCGCTGAACCAAAATCTCAATGCTGCACTACTTGAGGGGAAACCTGCCGGGGCGTTTTCTTTGACAGGGCACACACATCCGACATCAACACCGAGCAGCAATGGGTTGATGAGCAATGCCGATAAGGCAAAGCTCGACAGCGTTAATACAGGTGCAGAGGTCAACCAAAATGCCTTTTCTAACGTCAATGTCAATGGTACCGTGATTCAGGCAGACAATAAGGCCGATACACTGACGATTGCAGCAGGCAAAAACATTGCTCTGACACCTGACGCGGAGAATGATCGCATTACAATCAGCCTGTCAGGTACGGTAGACTCTGCGAATGTCGCAGGGAAACTCTTAAGTGCGCGGACGATTACGCTCGGCGGAAAGGTTAAGGCGGCGGGAATCGGATTCGATGGGACACAGGATATTACCATCAATATTACGAACGTAGAGGCGGATTCTTGCACGGGAAACGCTGGAACGGCAAGCAGACTAAGCAATCAACGTATGATTCGACTTGTGGGGGACACACACGGTGAGACTTACTTTGACGGCTCTGGCGATGCTACGATTAACACAACTACGGGTGTAGCGCAGTGTGTTGAGAATATGGCCGCCCGAAATGGATTAAAAGAGATTGTAAAAGCCTGTATGGCAATGAATGATTATTTCCGCATAGGTGTCGGTGGTGATAATAACAGCGGTTATGTTGAGATTGCAACCTGTGATGATGGCACTGAGCCGATCTATGTACGGCAATATAGGGGCGTGTTTCAAGAGCTTGCTCGAACACTTACGCTACTTGATGGGGATGGAAATTCTACGTTTCCGGGACATGTATGGGCGCAAGGGTTTCACGGACATGCAGATAGTGCTGGGAATGCAAAGACCCTCGATGGACAGTCTCTTCAATGGATTTTAGACCATGCTGTGACTGGTAATGTTGCACCGAACGGGTGGGTCAAATTTACAAATGGTTTAATCATGCAGTGGGGCGTATGGCAAGAGTCGAGTCAAGAAAAAGCAGAATGGTTCACGTTCCCTATTGCATTCCCTGCAAGATGCTTTACAGTGCTTATGGGCACACGCCTTTTACAAGAGAATATTCAGGCGGACTTAGGGTATCAAGTGATTGCACTTGAGAGCACTAGGGTACAAATAATGACACAGCATTTTAGTACTGGCCCCAATAATTCTAGAGGGCAGGTTAAGACTGCACCTGCGTTTTTTGCCATCGGAATCTAGATGATATATAGAAAGAAGGTGTAAAGTATATGAAAGACGAGTATTTGGCAAAATTTGACAACTTAGGACGTCGCGAAACCATTCTTGTCAGAGGAATCCATTACATAACCGAGAATGGACGACAGGCGTACATTGACGATGGCTACATCCCTATTACGGACGAGGACTACCAGCACTACATCGGTAATCGCGGTACAGGTGACAATGGTACAGGATACGTTCGGGACTCTATAACAGGTCGCCCCGTGTCCGCACCACCCGCACTCCCGGAGAGTCCTGTCACAGAAAATGAGGATAGTGCCGTATCTTCCGAAATTATGGACATAGCAGAGATCATATTAGATATGTCAGACACAATTAGGGCATTACAGAAAGGGGGTGAGAAAATATGACCATTTATAAATTCCGTGCCCGTGCTTATGCGATCCTCGTCAAAGGTGGGCGCTACATCCTTACCGAGGCAGATCGTACAAGTGAGGATCAAAAAGTTGTACCGGCAGAGTACGCAGAGTTGGTCGCAGAATATCTTTTGATGTAGATGCGCCCAAAAGAAGGCTTTAAATGGTCTTCAAAAAGCACAAAAATAACGGCTTAAAAGTAGGGAAAACCTAGAATTTAAGCCGTTATTTTTATGAAAAAACTTGACACACCACTCGATGGGTGGTATAATAAAAATATAGAAAGGAGGTGAGAGCGTGGGAGATATAATAAGCCTTGTAACAGCGATGATAAACCTAGCGACGGCGATCATCCTGTACAAGGCTGCTAGAAGGAAGTAAGAGCTTCCGAGAGGGCTTCGACCCTCTCCCCCGCAAGGGGGATCTTACTTACATTATATCTACCATGCGAATAAAATGCAAGAGATCACGTTGATTGTGTCAATTGTTGCTTTTGTTATCGCGGTAGCTGCTTGTTACAAAGCTATTCGTAGATGACAAACGAGAGGAGGGGCGGTATGAGCGCACGCATAAAAGAAGCCCGGCAGGCGGCGGGCTTAACGCAAAAAGGCATGTCTGAGCTTCTTTTTATTCCCTTGCGGACTATTGAAAATTGGGAGTCGGGCAAGCGAAATCCGCCCCTCTGGGCGGAGAACCTCATTGTTGAGAAATTACAGAGGCTGAACCAAGGGGAATAAGATTGTGTAAGTAAAAAAAGAGGGCAAGCGCCCTCTTTTTTTGATGCGAAAAATATGCTTTATTTTTTCCAAAACTAAATGAGAAATTTTCCAAAACTATTTGCGCGCTTATACCGCCGCCCCAGACCCAGTGCGCCATGGGATTATAGAGGAAAACGACCCAGAGCAGGACAAAGAGAACGAAGGGGCCGAAACGGACGCGCTCGGCA